GGCTTCCTGAAAGCTGAAACGCGCTTTTGAAGGTAACGTCACCACGCGGCGAACAATGGCCTCTTCCAGCCAGCACAGAAACATCTGGCTCGCCTGACGGGATGCGACGAATTTTCGCCGCCCCATAAAGTACGCCCACGACTCGTTCGCACTGGCCCGTGCCGTGGAGTAGCTCATCTGGGCGTAATTCCGGGAAAGCTGCTCATACGAGACACCCAGCCCGGCTGCGATATACCGCAGCAGTGACTGCTCAAACACGGAGTAGCCGTTATCCGTATCCTGAGCCGTCTGCAGGTTCAGTGAGTCCCCCGGCATCAGGTGCGGCACTTTTGCGCCTCCCAGACGGACCGGTGCTGCGGCGTAATACGCGGCAATTTCACCAATCCAGCCCGTCAGCCTTTCCCGCTGCTCCTGACTGTTCGCACCCAGAATAAAATCCATCGCTGACTGCGTATCCAGCTCACTCTCAATGGTGGCGGCATACATCGCCTTCACAATGGCGCTCTGCAGTTGCGTGTTCTGCAGCGTGTCGAGCATTTTCATCTGCTCCATCACGCTGTAAAACACATTTGCACCGCGGGTCTGCCCGTCCTCCACGGGTTCAAAGACGTGAATGAACGAGGCGCGCCCGCCGGGTAACTCACGGGGTATCCATGTCCATTTCTGCGGCATCCAGCCCGGATAGCCGTCCTCGCTGATGTAATATCCCAGCGCCGCGCCGCTGTCATTAATCTGCACACCGGCACGGCAGTTCCGGCTGTCGCCGGTATTGTTCGGGTTGCTGATACGCTTCGGACTGACCATCCGGAACTGTGTCCGGAAAAGCCGTGACGGACTGGTATCCCAGGTGGCCTGAACGAACAGTTCACCGTTAAAGGCGTGCATGGCCACACCTTCCCGAATCATCATGGTAAACGTGCGTTTTCGCTCAACGTCAATGCAGCAACAGTCATCCTCGGCAAACTCTTTCCATGCCGCTTCAACCTCGCGGGAAAAGGCACGGGCCTCTTCTTCTCCGATCCCCAGATAGCGCCAGCTAGGGCGATGACTGAGCCGGAAAAAAGAGCCGACAATATGATCCTGATGCAACTGGATGGCGTTGGCGGCATAGCCGTTATTGCGCACCAGATCGTCTGCGCGGGCATTGCCACGGGTAAAGTTGGGCAGCAGGGCTGCATCCACACTTTCACCCGGTGGGTTCCACGCCCGCAACTGCCCTCCAAATCCGCTGCCACCGCCGTGATAACCGGCATATTCACGCAGCGATGTCATGCCGTCCGGCCCCAGAAGGGTGGGAATGGTGGGCGTTTTCATACATAAAATCCTGCAGGTCCCCTGCGTCGCTGTGTCATGCCGGTCTGCACTTCCAGCTCCGCAATGTATTTTTTCAGGTCAGACACGGAAGTGGCCGTAAACTCCACTCGCCGTCCGTCTTTCTGTACCGTTGCCACCCGTTTACCTGTCATCAGGTCATGCAGTGCCGCACGGGCAGCGGCAAGCTCTTCCTGTCGCGTCATTCATCCTCTCCGGATAAGGCACGGGCGTAATCTGCCAGTGTTTTCTTGTTGGTTGCTGCACTATCCTCTTCCTGCAGGCTCGCCAGCAGTGCACTGAGATCGAGCTGCCAGCGGGAAATACTGATACGGAGCGCTGCCAGTGCATAAACGAAGCAGTCGAGTGCCTCATTGCGTCGCTTTTTGCTGTCCCACAGTATTTTTTTCCTGCCATCCACCCATTTTTCGACCTGCTCTTCAGCGGTCAGTTGCTGCGCTTCGGTCAGATCAAAAATATCCGGGTTATTCGGGAAGTGAACGGCACCGGGAAGCGGTTCATCCCCTTCCGGCATCAGTGTGAAGCGGTTATAAATCTGCTCTTTCGCGGTATCCGTACCAATTTCGGTAAGGTAAACCCCGTTTTTGTTTCGCTTACGTGGCATGCTGGCCACCGGCTTACCGTAGACGGATGCCCCTTTTACGGGGATCACCCGGAATAGCCCATGTTTTTTCGAGCGTTCATACACAATGGTCGGGTCAATCCCGCCAATATCCCAGCAGATACGGGATACCGACATTTCTGCGCCATTCCGGCGGGTATAGGTTTTATTGATGACCTCATCCACACGCTGCAGCGTCTGCTCATCATCATGGCGGCCCATAATAATCTGCCGGTCAATCAGCCAGCTTTCTTCACCCGGCCCCCATCCCCATACGCGCATTTCGTAGCGGTCCAGTTGGGAGTCGATACCGGCAGTCAGGTAGGCCACACGGTCAGGAACGGGCGCTGAATAGTGCTCTTTCCGCTCTGCCATCAGCTCAGCATCCGGACGTTCGCCAATTTTCGCTTCCCACGTCTCACCGAGCGTGGTGTTCACGAAGGTTTTACGTTTTCCCGTATCCCCTTTCGTTTTCATCCAGTCTTTGACAATCTGCACCCAGGTGGTGAACGGGCTGTATGCCGTCCAGATGTGGAAGGTCACACTGTCAGGCGGCTCAATCTCTTCACCGGATGACGAAAACCAGAGAATGCCGTCACGGGTCCAGATCCCGGTCTTTTCGCAGATATAACGGGCATCAGTGAAGTCCAGCTCCTGCTGGCGGATGACGCAGGCATTATGCTCGCAGAGATAAAACACGCTGGCGGGATCATCCGGCGCCCATTTAAAGCCAAACGGCGTCTCTTTGTCGCCAAATTTAAGGTACTGCTCCTCCCCGCAGTGCGGGCAGGCAACATGAAAACGCATAAAATGCGGGGATTCACTGGCAGCACGCTCAATCTGGCAGGTGCCTCTCACTTTGGGCGTGGAGCCACGGATGGACTTTGGCCAGACCGAGCCTTCAATACGCTTGTCGCCCAGAAACGTCGGAGAGCCTTCCTGTTCAATATCCTCATCAAAGGCAGCAAGTTCATCATAACCCGCCACATCCACTGACTTTTCACGGTAGTTTTTTGCCGCTTTACCGCCCAGGCACCAGAAGCCACGCCCATTGGTGAAACGCTTCATGGTGAGCGTGTTATCCCGGTGCTTTTTGCCATACCACGGAGCCAGCGCCAGCAGCGACGGAATATCACGGATGGTCGGCTCAACGTGAGTTTTCATGAAGTTTTCTGCATCGCCATCCGTCGGCAACCAGATAAGGACATTGCGCTGCTTATGCTCTATGAAGTAGGCATAAACACCCAGCAGCATTTTGGAATAACCGACACGGGCAGACTTCACCACATTCACCTCGCGGATGTAGTCGCTGCCCATCGCATTCATGATGGCCCGCTGAAAGGGCAGTGTTTCCCAGCGCCCTTCCTGGTATGCGGATTCTTTCGGGAGATAGTAACTGGCGTCCGCCCATTCAACGGGGGTCATTGGCAACGGTCTTTTCAGGACTGAGAGACCCGCCTTCACTGCCAATACGAAATTATTCATCTGTATTTCTGTAATACTCATCCGCAAATTCCTTCATTTTTTCAGCAGATTCAACGCATTTATTAGCTCCCTTCGCAACAAGCTCTTTCAGATAAGCCAATTGTCTGCCTGTCAACTCAGGGAATTTTCTTTGCATCGAAAGCGGAATACTGTCCAGAACAGATGCCAGTTCTCCGGATAACCGGGACAGTGCAAAAACAGAGAAAGCGGTATCAATCACTTTATGCTCTGCAACCTGGTTTTTTAACCGCTGAGCAATAGCCTGTTCTTCCGTCAGATTAACCCTGGCCTGAAGTAGCCTTTCCTCAAGGTCATTTTCACCATCTGAAGATTTCTGGTTTTGCTGACGTCGCTCGCGATCTATCTCCAGTACAGTTTTAACGTCATAGAAAACCTCTCTCCCCCGGCGCTCAACAGGAGGGACACCCCATTTATCAAATGCCTGTACTGAGATACCGATGGAGGAGGCCATGTCGCTTTTATTCAATAAAAAGGCCACAGCTCCTCCATAAACCACCGGCAAAAAAGCAATACAACAACCCCGTTTTTTGTAAAACCCTCTGATTTTACATGCTTTTTCGTATAAGAAAGCTCATCAGGTTGTTGTATTTGTTTTTCTTTCTTATTACTTATCAAGTAGATATATCAAACGATAAAACAACAACCACCACCTCAAAAAAACTCATAAATAGCGAAAACCCGCGAGGTCGCCGCCCCGTAGCCTGCCGGATCGCCGGAAAGGACCCACAAAAATGATAATAATTTCATGTACATAATGTTCATCACAACGATGTTGTGTACGCCATCAAACCACGACAAACAGTTAATTATGCAGCAGATATCGTATTAATTGATCCGCATCAAGTTAACGTAAAAGCAACTTCAGACAATACAAATCAGCAACACTGAATATGGGGCAACCTTATGTCATCGAAGAACAGAACCCGAAGAACAACAACCCGCAACATCCGATTTCCAAACCAGATGATTGAACAAATTAATATTGCTCTTGACCAGAAAGGTTCAGGGAATTTTTCAGCGTGGGTCATTGAATCCTGCCGACGGAGACTAACGTCAGAAAAGAGAGCATATACATCAATCAAAAGTGATGAAGAATAAACATCCCGGTTTCTTCCACCATCGCACCGGAAAAGCGACTATGAGGGTAAACCTGCGTCCGTCAGCGCAGTAAAACCCGGTGTGCATCGTTTTTGATTATTTCCACACACTCACGCAGAAGGAATTCCCCGTCGGGCTACGGTCATGGTTAATGCGGGAATACGGCGACGATACAGCGCATGATGTGTCAGGGTTGAATACCTTTATCCGTTAAAAGGGATATCAGTTAAGTTATCCCGTGTAGGGTATAAGCCATTATCAAGCCCACCAGTAGATGGGCTTTGTAATGGCTACTTCGCTTTTGCTTCCGCTCGCTTACGCCGGCGCTCTTCTTTCCTCTCGGCTTTTGCCATGTCCATGAATGCCTGCATGATCGAGTTCCGCATCATGTAGCTAACAAAGTGATGATTGACACAGCCGTTGAGGCGCAACTGCTCGCCAAACTCATCCACCGAGGCCAATGCTTCCATCATGCCCTTCTCGCCTTTCATGAACTCTGAGAAGTCGCGCCCCGCTCTGGAGGCGCATTCAATGACACGATCACTCATCCCGGAAGCCCGGGGATCGTTATCTGCAACTGGTTAGCCAGGGAGTTAATCTCAGCGACCAACACTGGCTTCGTATAGCGCCATGCCGCCAGCCCTTGTCCGCAGAAGCTCGCCATGTCTTTCTTCTGGTCAAACTCATGACATTTCATGTTGAGCTGCGCACTTAAGCTGTTGCGATGCTGAAGTTCTCCGGTGAAGTAGTCATCGAGGACTTTATAGGCCGCGTACTTGAACCCGGGGTTTAACCAAGCCGCATAATCGTAAGCAACAAACTTCCCGCCATATGTTCCACCATGTACACCGCGCTCAGTAAAAACCACAGATTCGTGGTTTTTCTCCAGCTCAGCTAAGAACTCTTTGGTCTGCTTGTTTCGCAGGTAGTGGTAAGGCGATTCAGATTCACTTTTACCACTGGCTTTCCACATGTCAGTGAGGCAGATCATTCCTGATTCATCAACACTGAAGTGGTCAACAAAAACTGGCCACCGAGTTAGAGTTTTTCCAGT